ATACAGAACCGTCACATGAATATGTATTTAAACCATTATCCAAATTAGTTGCTACGGTACTCAAAGGACCGTTTCCACTTCCGCGAACATTACCAACGTGACTGTTGATATTGTTCATCCAAGTTTCAATTGAATTTCTGATTACGAAATCTTCATCATTGATGATTGTCAATGCCCAGTCAGCAAATGATCTGTTACCTGCCAACTTGATTTCACGACCAAAGTAATAGATTGGCACAGTTCCAAGTGATGACCCTGGAAGTTGTGCTGCTCTAGCCATAAATTCAAGTTTACCACCGGCAGTCAAGTTATTTACTTTTGCATTATTAGCCAAAGGAATAGGCAAGTTAGGAATCTGTACTTTGAACAGATTTGGTCTTGCTCCATCATTTACTAACTGGTTTGTGAATTGAGATACATTAAAAGCCATTTTTCTCTCCTATTTGTTGTTATTTATTACGCTGTGGTATTGGTAATTGTAGAGAATGTTACACCAGTACCAACCGCAACAAAGTTCAACTGGATAAAGTTGACAGAACGTGCTGGTTGAATGTAAATGTCACCAACAAATTGGTTAGCATTAACAACAGCAGGAGTATTGTTTGTTGAATCGCAAACAACTTGGAACGCAGTAATACCACGTTGACCCTGTACTTGTCTCAAGAAAGGTGTTACTAGTGCTACAAATTGCGCTTGTGTAAATCCGTCATTGAATTCAAACAATGAGTATTGAGCAGCCTTAGCAATTGCTTGTTCAAGTACAATAAACAGACGGCGAACGTTGATTCTATCAAATGCTGAAGGCTGTGTTTGCATTGTCTTGTCACCAAACAACACAGTACCTTGCCCTGGGAATGAAACAACAGGGTTAACAGCAACTTGATACAAAGCATCGCGGCTTGCTTGAGGAGGATTCCATGCCAGTCTGATAACATTCTTGATAACACCTCTTGTGTAACCAGCAGGTGAATACCATGGAGCATTGTTGGTATCTGTGTAAACACAAAGACCAGCAATATCAGCATTCAGTGGAATCCAACGATATGTGTTATTGTAACGGTCAAACATATATTTCCAACCAGAATCTGCAATAGCATATGAACCTGTTGGACCACCAGTAAGTGAAGATAGGCCACTCATCCAAGAAAGAACACTTGTTTGTTCACTACCAACGTTATTTACAACTGAAGATTGTGGTGGAGAAACAAAAGCTACGCAATCTTTACGGGTTGCTGCAATATTGATTGCTGCTGTCTGTACTGCTGTGTTGGTATAAGGACCTGTTATGAGCAATGAAATTGCTGTCTGTGCAGTATCAGCAAATTGATTCATTGCATTTATAACGTCAGCATCAGTAAGAGTTGCATCTGAACCATTAACTAATGTGAAAGTGTATGGAGCAGATAGTGTTGCAAAGTTTGTATTTGCTGAAACTTTACCCCAAGTTGCACTAGTTGATGCATAGTTGACTGGATCAACCGCGTAAGCATATCTTGAGTTATTGAACAGTGCATTTTTGTAATAGTTTGATTGCCCTGTTGAATCTACTGAATCGACAGCCTTTGACAAGTAAGGATAAGTTTCAAGAACAGTTCCTTTTGTGCCTGAAATCAAACCACCAGTATCAACGATTGCAAGATGGATTTGGTCATTTGCGCCACCAACTTGTGATGTTGCATATGAAGTGCTTGGTAGACCGTTAAAGTAACCAGCAAGAGATACGTTTGAGTAATTTGAACCTGCTGAATTGTATAGTGGAACACTCCAGTTGTTGAACTGTGTAGTGTTAGAACCAGCATCAATTACAGAAACAGTGATTGAGTTACCAATAGAACCAGCATAACGTGCCATAAATGGACCGTATGTGTTTGCATTTGGTCCTGCCAAATAATTGTATTGAAAATAGTCTTTATTTGGAACTTGGATTGAAGCAGCAGAAGCATTGGCTGTAGCAGTATATGTCTGTGAATTAGCAGCACGAACAATTTGAAGATTATTTCCGTATGCTAAGAAAGATGCTGCACTGTAAAAAGATGCTGCTGTATTTGTATCTGGTTTTCCATAAATCGAAATTAAAGTCTTTTCTGTATCTACGGGATTCAACTTGTTGATTGGACCCCACATAAATGCACCAGCATATGCACCAGCAGTAGTCAACACCGATGGAACGATTGTGGTTAAATTAGTTTCAGTTACTAACACGCCTGGAGACAATTGCGTAGCCATTTGATTCTTCTCCTTAAGATTATTCTGTTATATTGGCATAAAATACCATAGAAATATTTATGAATCAAAGCATTTATACATTTTTTATAAAATCTCTCATAAAATCTGCATATGTATCACCTGCTCCCGTATTAAGTTCCCAAAGATCACCACCAACAAGTTCAAGATTGTTTTGAAGACCATCGTCTATGATAGGTTCAGGAAGAGTCTCATCGTCAACTTGATTCATATTTTCAAGTTGCATCTGCTTTCTGATATCGTGATTAACAATTTCTCTGAAATATGTCTGTGTAGTAATCCAAGAAAACATGACAAGTGTCATTACCAAGTCATCGTTTGCACCTTCCTCTGCTTCAAATGAATTTTTTTGTGCAACGAAAGTAGCTAACTCTGAGATAGTGTCAAAATCATTGATCAATAACTTGTCACTTTCAATCAATGTTTTCAAATTGGAACATCCAATTCTTTTGACTTGAGGTGACATTTTAAGTCCCATTTGAATGCCTCTGGCAAAACCAGCAGACAATTGTTGGGGTTTTTTGTTACCTGTGTAAATCTTCCACAAATTCTCATATTCTAATTCTGTGTGCAATGTATCTGCCACTTGTGGAGTGTTGTTGATTTCAACCAAAACATACGCATCATTATACATCCTAGCAGCATTATAGATTATAGTTGGAAACAATATTGGTGATATAGTTGAACTATGATATGATGCAACTTGTTTATACGGTACCGTTGAAATATCAAACACAGAGAATGCAGATGAGTCTAGATTTTTACCTTCTGAAACATCCACTGTAATTGCATATAGGTGATCCTTTGAATGTTCACCATCAATCTCTTTGATTGGGTGTTCAAAAATCTTGACTTTATCGTGTTGATATACAGGATCGTTATATACCAACTGTTGAAGTTTTTGCCCAGATATAAGAGTATTTGTTGAACCCAAGAATTCACATTCAAACTCCTGACGGAACTGTTCTTCAGAAGTGTTACGAATTGTTTCTTCTTTCCATTTCTCATCACGACCTGGTACCATGGACCAATGGATTTCAAATGGTTTATATCCATTCTTTCTTCCAATTGCATCCATCCACATCTTGTAAAACAGATTCATACCGTTTGGTGTAGAAACGATAATGATCTTTGTTGTCTTACCAGATGAGATAACAGGATAAACTGAGTTGAAGAATTCATCTGCAATGTTACCTGGAACGAATGCAAATTCATCCAAGAATACACAGTTGAATGATCCTCCACGAACCGCAGATGATGACGTTGATGCTGCCATAATCTTTGATCCGTTTTCGAGTTCTACATTACCTTTGTTCCAAGTAATGATACCTTGCTGCAACCAAATTGGCAAATTCTCATATGCAAGTTGGTATTTGGCTAGAATGTCTCTGGCTAATGAACCTTTGTTTGCAAGAACGGCAATGTTTTGTGATTCAGAAAATAGTGTAAGCCAAAGAAGGTATGCAACAGAGGTTGTCGTTTTACCAACTTGTCGAGGGCATTTTGTGATTACAAATCGATTATCGTGAAACAATCTGATCATGTCTTTTTGAAAAGGCCACATTTCAAATGGCATCAGACCACGATCAACGTTGACAATCTTGATGTAGTTTTCTGCAAAATAAACTGGATCACGGGAACATTTCAGAAATTCTTCAACTTGTTCTTGAGTATACTTGATCTTAACCCCTGCTTTTTTAAGAAGCGGGTTATCTCTGTATGAATCTTTATTGTTAATCATTTTGTTCCTTTGATCAACCTATTCAATTCAGTTGTACTACCGACAAAAATAGCTTTATCAATTTGAGTTGTTCCAGTTGGAGCATTCTTCTTGTCCATTTCTCTCATCTGTTTTTGTACGGCAAGAAGTTCTTTGTTAGCTTCAACAACATTCTTGAGTAGGGTTCCGTACACTTCAAATGCTCTAGGATGTTGACCATCTCTGGCAATCTGAAGCATATCTTGCATTGCTTCTTTGCCCTGATCGATTAGTTCCTGAAGATTTACTTTTGTTTGCTCATATGCATCATTCAAATCATCTTCTAAATTTACGTTGTCATTTTTAGCAACAACAGAAGTATTTGTAGGCTTTACTTCAATAACATCGTTTTTTGTTGGAGTTACATCAAATATTTTCTGCATCGATTTTTCAAATTTGTCCATGATCACTCTATGTTATTGTGGTAGTATATGTATAATTTGAGTTGGCGTTAGCGGTTATTGGATTTGGTGTGACAGTTATTGTAGCTGCAAGTAAAGGTGTTACTACATAGCTATTAAATGTGTGTGATGCATTTGTGTTTACGCCAATAACTGGTTGATTAGAAACAAAATTACCAACTAAATTAGTTACATATAACTGATTGTTTGCGCTATTCCATTGTACAACTTTTGCATTTGTGGCAGATGATGCTGGTGAAAACCCTTGATACACAATTTCACCCACTTGGTAA